TTTCTGAAAATACTCGTCAAATCGTTATGGCATTTCAATATCAGTATGTAGATACTGGAGATGAATCTGCAGTTAAAAAGGTAGATGTTTCAACATTACAATCAAACGCCAATGGCAGTCCATGTACAGGAGTAAAGATTACAAAGTGTACTTGGGTTGTCAAAGGCATGACTGTAAGAGTTTTAGCAGATGCTGATGCTGATATTATTATGCTAAATCTTGATGAGGGTCAAAGTGGTGAAGTAGACTACACAGAGGTAGGTGGTTTACCTAACACGAAGCAGACTGGCACAAGTCCAAGTGGTGATATAATGTTTACCACAACTGGTGCAGGAAGTGGTGATTCGTATCAAATAGTTTTAACAATGATTAAGAAATATTAGAGTGAAATATGGCAACATCTGGAACAGTTGCATTTAGACCTAATGTTGAAGAGATAATAACTGAAGCATTCGAGAGATGTGGCATTGATACCCAAACTAGAACTGGAGATCATGCCAGGTCTGCTCGTAGAAGCATAAACTTATTATTCTCAGAATTTGCAAACAGAGGTATAAATTATTGGACTGTAACACAAAACACTTTGACACTTGTCAATGGCACAACTAATTATACTCTGCCAGTAGGCACTATAGATATATTAGATGCGGTTATAAGAGATAGCAGTTCAGATACAGATCAAACGATAAATAGAATTACAATACAAGAATACAACCAATTACCAAATAAATCTAATGCTGGAAAGCCAAGTCAGTATATGCTTGATAGGCAATATACACCAGTAATTTATTTTTGGAGTGTACCAAATACATCAACATATTCTTTAGTATATTGGGCAATGAACCAACAAGAGGATGTAAACGCCTCAAATCAAGATACAGATATACCATATAGATGGAGTGATGCAATTTGTGCTGGACTATCTGCAAAATTAGCTATGAAGTATACACCAGAAAAATTTCAGATATTAAATGAGATGTACGAAAGAGCATTTAATTTTGCAGCATCAAGCGATAATGATGGTGTAAGTCTAAGAGTACAACCAACTGCATTGAATATGATATAATGGCAAGATACGCATCAGGTAAAAAATCAAAGGCAATAAGCGACATAACTGGTTTTAAAGTTAGATATACATCGCTTAAAACTACTTATGATGGATTGAGAGTAGAGCCAGAAGAATTTGATGTTAAGCACCCACAATTAACTCCAGCTAAAAATGTCTTTGATGCGACTGCTTTATTCCAACCACGACCTGATAATGCACAAGAGAACGTAAAATTATTTTTAGGATTTACTCAAGATATATTTGCAAGTAAAGTAGACAAATCACAAAAAGGTATAGGCGTAAGAGCATCTGGAAGTGTTGCATTATTACCACGATCAAGTTTTAATTTTGGTAGTGATGTTGATGGAATAGCTGGAACTGGTGCATTAGGAACTATAAGTGTTGAAACAGAACAGATAATTAATGAGGAATCAGTTAGTGGTACAGGTGCAGTTGGTGTAGTTAATGCAATAAGTAATGCAATTACTGTAACAGTTTCATCTGTAGAGGGTGCAAATAAATACTTTATTGGTGGATCACAACAACCAACCTTAGAATTAGCTGAAGGCAATACTTATGTATTTACATATCCATCAGCACACCCATTTAGATTTTCAACAACGTCTGATGGAACTCATAATAGTGGCTCTGAATATACAAGTGGTATAACTCACGATTCATCTACACAAACAACATTTGTTGTTCCTACTGGAGCACCACAATTATATTATTACTGTTCACAACATTCTGCTATGGGTGGAACTGCAAATACTCCAAGTGCTTCTGTAACAGTTGGATTAAGCATTATTGAAAGTGGTTTAGCAGGAACTGGAGCAATAGGTGATTTTACATTAGTTGGTAATCCAGTAGAAACTGGTGTAGCAGGAACTGGTGCTATTGGTGATGCTACAGATATTAAGCTAAGTGGTTGGGGTCAATCAACATGGGGTCAAGGTACATGGGGTGATGGATAATGAATTACACAGAGTTAAAAACCAATATACAAAATTTTATAGAAGATGATAGTACAGAGTTAACTACATCTATTGACGTTATAATACAACAAGCTGAAGAAATGATATTTCAAAGATTACCTAGCTTACCTTGTTTTAGGCAGATAAGAACAAATAATTTTGTTGTAGGTGAGGCTGACGTTGTTATTCCTAATGCTAGAATGATTAGACAATTTGGTGTAACTGATAGTAGTAGCAATGTATTCTTTCTTGATCATAGAATAGATAGTTATTTGCGAGATTACCACCCTAATGCAAGCACAACCTCTACACCTGAGATGTATGCCACTAAATCATCATCAACAAGTGGTGTTACATTGACAGTAGCACCTACCCCAAGTGCTACTTTAGCCTACCAAGTTGATTTTATTGCGCCTGTCACAGGGTTATCCTCCAGCAATACAACAACTTGGTTAGGCGATAATGCAGAAACTGTGCTTCTGGCTGCAGCAATGTATGAAGTTTCTGCTTTCCTAAAAGCACCAGAAACGCTACAATTGTACAAAGCTCAATTTGATGAAGCTATTGCATTGTTTCAACAAGAGATGGGAAGAAATTACACAGCAGAATATAACGCAGGAATATAAGGAGAATTAAATGTCAATAGCTCAAGCAATGTGTACATCATTTAAAGCAGAAATATTAGATGAACAACACGATTTAATAGCAGATACTTTAAAAATAGCACTTTATACCAGTTCAGCTAGTTTAGGTGCAGGAACGACTGCATACTCAACAAGCAATGAAATAAGTGGTGCTGGATATACTGCTGGTGGTGAAACATTAGGAAGTAAAGCAATTACAACTCATGGCACATCTGTTTGTTTTGATTTTGCTGACCCAACATGGACAAGTGCAACTTTTACTGCAAATGGTGCATTAATTTATAATGATACCAATGGTGATAAAGCAATAGCAGTTTTAGCATTTGGTGGTGACTTCACAGTAACTGGTGGTACATTTCAGATAGTTTTACCAGCAGCAGGAACTAGTGGTATAATTAGAATAGATTAGGAGTTAAATAAATGGCTAGTTATGTAAATAATCTTAGATTATTAGAAATAGCACAAGGTGCTGAAAGTGGAACTTGGGGTACAAAAACAAACCTTAATTTAGAACTTATTGGTGAAGCATTAGGATTTGGAACAGAGGCGTTGTCAGATGCATCAACGCATACAACTACAGTTCTTGATGGTGGTGCAGATCCAGCCAGAGGAATATATCAAATATATACTGGGTCACTTAGCCAAGCGTGTACAATAACAATAGCTCCAAACGACATGAAAAGAGTCCATATTATTAAAAATGGCACAAGTGGATCGCAAAACATTTTAATAAAACAAGGATCAGGTGGTGGAGCAGCAGTTACCATTCCTCCAGGAGATACAAAGGTTGTTTCATTAGATGGTGGTGGCAGTAGTGCAATAGTAACAGATGTCTTTGCTTCATTAAGTACAGTTGATTTAAAAGTACAAGGTGATCTTACAGTTGGTGACGATTTGACTTTAAGTTCAGATAGTGCAGTTGTAACTTTTGGTGCAGATGGAGACACTACATTAACACATACAGATGGTACTGGACTTACACTTAATAGCACTAATAAATTAACATTTGGTGATGCCGCTAGTTTTGTTCATCAAAGTTCTGATGGTGTTTTAACAGTTGCTGGGGAAGCAACTATAGCATTAACTGCATCTACAGCAGTCACAGTAAGCCACGACCTTAAATTAAACACAGATGGTGCTATTTTAGGCTTTGGTGCTGATAATGATGCTACACTTACTCATGTAAATGATGGTGGACTTATACTTGGTGGCACAACACCAACACTAACAATAGGTGATGCTGGAGCAGAGGATGCTAAAATAGTATTTGATGGCAATGCACAAGATTTTTACATAGGCTTAGATGATAGTGCAGATGATTTGGTAATTGGTAAAGGGTCTGCATTAGGCACAACTCCAGCATTATCAATAGATGAAAATTTACTAGTGACCATATCAGATGATATATTAGTTACAGATAGGGCATATGGTGGAGCTTTAATTCCAGAAAATGATGGTAGCTTTGATCTAGCAGAGGGTAATGATTTTAGTTGTGCTACTGCAGGCAGTACAGAGATAACATTTACTAATGCTAAAGCTGGGCAATCTGGTAATATTAAATTTGTACAGAGTGGAGGGCATACAGTAACTGCAAATGCACTTGTAGCCATTAATGCAGATGCTTTAAGTACATTAGCGACAACTGGCACATATCACTTAGCTTATTTTTGCACAGCAGATAGTGGTAACGATACAATATTAGTTTCAGTATCAGGTATATTAACATAAGGTTGACATATGACTATAATAAAAGCAAATGGTGCAGGTGATCAAAGTACAGATTTCTACAATGGTGTCGCTACCCAGTCATTGCGATTTGATAGACCAAGCACACCTTATTTGGTAAGAACTCCATCAAGTTCAAGTCAGTCTTCAACTAATCGTAGGACATGGACTTGGAGTGGTTGGTTTAAAACAACAACTCTTTCAGTTGACCATTTTCCTTTCTTTAGTTGTGGTGCTAGTGGAAGTAGTTTCACAATGTTATTTATAGAGCCTGCTAATGATAGAATTGCTATTTATGATTATGATGGAGTAACTGATTATGGTAAGCACTACAATGTACAGATTAGAGACCCTTCTGCTTGGTATCATGTTCAATATGCAGTAGACACAACTCAAAGCACAGCAAGCGACAGACTTAAAACGTATCTTAATGGAACTCAATTAACAGCACCATATGCTACAGAATATGGTGATATGCCACTTAACTATGAAACTGAAATGAACTATACAACAACCCAATATATAGGCAAATATGTGGGTAATGCAAAATACGCAGATGGCTATCTATCAGACGTAAACTTTGTTGATGGCACACAACTAGCACCAACTTCATTTGGCGAAACTAAGAATGGTGTTTGGATACCCAAAAAATATACTGGCTCATATGGCACTAATGGTTATAGATTGCAATTCATAGGTACTGGTACAAGTACATCAAGTGGTAGTGTTACAAATCCAACAAATATTGGTGATGATTCAAGTGGAAACAATAATCACTTTGCAGTTAGTGGTTTAGCATCAACTGATGCAAATATACCTGATAGTCCAGAGAATAACTTCTGCACTTGGAATCCATTAAGCAATACTGGAGTGACATTAGCCAATGGTAACTTAGAAACATCAGGTGGAGCTTCTCATGTTTGTGGTGGCACAATGGCTGTAACATCAGGCAAATGGTATTGGGAATGTAAACTTAAATCCACTGTCAATGGAAGCAACCCAGTAATACTTTCATTTGTATCAGCAAACACTATTGCTCATGCGGCTAATTATGAGCAAGGTGTATATTTTTATACAGATAATGGAGGTAATAAATCTTTAGTTCATGTTGAAAACAATTCAGCAACACAAACTATTACTGTTCCATCAGCTATGCTACCCATAGCAGTTGATGAAGTTATGCAATATGCATATGATGGAGATACTGGAAAAATATGGTTTGGTATTGAAAATGTTTGGGCAGATAACTCAGGTGGAACTACTGGCAATCCCTCAACTGGTGCTAATCCTACATTTACATTAGCTGATACAAGTATTTTTATGACACCATTAAGAGACCATGGAGGAGTTGCTTGGACTGGTCATGCAAATTTTGGACAATTAACAAACGCTTATACAGCACCAACCGATTTTAACGCTTTATCTACAGCTAACCTTGAAGAACCAACCATAAGTCCTGATTCTTCTAATGGTACTGCTGATGATTATCATAATACAGTCCTTTATACTGGTGATGGTCAATCAGGACAAGCTATAACTGGAATTGGATTTAAGCCAGATTGGGTTTGGATTAAAGAAAGAAGTTCAACATCTTCTAATGCTCTTTATGATTCAAGTCGTGGTATAAAAAAACAATTAGAATCTAATACTCTTGATGCAGAAACAAATTATGACAGTAACTTACTTTCCTTTGATATAGATGGTTTTACTCTTGGTGGTTCAGGTGCAACAAACCAATCAAGTCAAACTTATGTAGGCTGGAACTGGAAAGCAAATGCGGGCACAACCTCAACAAATGAACAAGGAAATGTTACTACCACAGTACAGGCAAACACAACGGCAGGGTTTAGCATTTGTACATATAGTGGAAATTCTAGTGCCTTAACAATAGGACACGGATTAGGTAAAAAACCTGCTATGGTTATTGTTAAAAACAGAACAGATAGTAGCACAGATTGGATAATAGGACACAAAGATTTATCGTCTGGTGGTGGTGGTTTTGATAATAATAAGTTTTTGAAATTTAGTACGGCATCTACATTAACAAACTCATTAGTATTTGGAACAGAGCCAACAACTACAACTATTGCTTTAACAACTGGCAATGCAGGTAATTTGTCAACGAGTGGTAAAAATTATGTAGCCTATTGTTTTGCAGAGGTAGAGGGCTACAGTCGTTTTTCCAGTTATACTGGAAATGGTAGTAATGATGGTACGTTTGTTTTTTTAGGCTTTAGACCTTCATTCATTATGACCAAAAGAACTAACTCAACTAGTAATTGGGTAATACAAGATAGTGTACGTCAAACTTTTAATCCAAGTGATGCTTGGCTTAGACCTAATACATCTGATTCTGAGGGTACTACTAGTCCAGACCTTGACATAGACTTTCTCAGTAATGGATTTAAAGTTAGAAACAATGGTACTGATAATAACATAAGTGGTAGCACATATATCTACATGGCATTCGGTAGCTCGTTTAAATATGCTAATGCTCGGTGATTAATTAAAAGGAGAAGATAATGGCTTGGAAACATAATGGTAGAACCATAAAAATAGGAAAAGCATGGGTAAGTGATAATAATACTAAATACCCACGCCAATGGAACAATCTTACAGATGCAGAAAAAAAGTCTGCTGGTTTGGTTTGGGAAGATGATTCAGTAGTAGAAACTTTTGATTATAGATTTTATTGGGCGAAAGATATTGAACGTAAATTAGCAGATGAAAACGTAGTTGATGCAGATGGCAAAGCAGTAAACGATCCTATGACTGGTAAACAAATGGTTCAGTTAGGTCTAAAATCAAATTGGATTGCACAAACTAAAACAACTGCTAATAGTTTACTGTCATCTAGCGATTGGTATGTAACAAGAAAAGCAGAAGCATCAACTGCAATACCCTCTGATATAAGTAAATACAGAACAGATGTTAGAACTGCCAGTAAAACTATAGAAGATAAGATCAATGGTTGTGCCAACTTAGATGCTTTTAAGGCATTGTTTGTTGTACCTACAGATAGTGATGATAATCCTACTGGCAATGCACCTATATATGATTTTCCTGATGAGGTGTAAATGGCTAAACTTACAACACAAGAAATCCATGTTACTTTAGAAAAACATATCGCTGTTAGTGATGAACGCTGGAAGGAAACAATTTTAAGAATAAAACGTATGGAGCATATTATGATTGCAACATCTGGCACTGCTATCGTTATGTTGATTGGTTTGTTGGTAAGATAAAGCATGACTGCATTTTTCCTGGTTTGTTTTTTAGGGGTGCAATTAGAAGGTGGTATATATTTTAAAAATGTTAATCATTGCGTTATGTATAAAGATAAATTGCATAATCAAGTTGTTATGAAAGGACAAGACGAGCAGATATACCAATGTATGTGTAAACTTGTACCTAATATAGACCCTAATAAAGTAAAGGTGTATTGATGACAGACGAAAAAAAGAAATTAATAAACTTAGATTTAAGCAATAATTCTTTTGAACTTTCTCTTAGAATACTTGGCAACGAATTTGTAGCTATAAAAATAGGCTCTACAAACTTTAGTGGTAAACTAATAGCTGGTGGAATATTAATGTTATTTTTTACTTTTATGCTACTAGAAGTTTTTGGCTTAAATGAGATTCTACAATGACAAAACAATTAGAAAAAAACTCAAAGTTTGCAAAATTAGATACTAATGGTGATGGCATAGTTTCTGATAAAGAGTTTGAAATGAAAGAAAAACTTATTCTACTTGAAAATAGAGATAAGAAAGAAGATCAACAAAGATATTTAGTTTGGTTTAGTGCTTTATCTGTAACTATATTTATAGTTGTATTAATGACACCATTACTTCCTATGGAAAGAATAGACCATTTATCAGGAATAGCTGAAATATGGGTGCTTAGTAATATGGGTGTCATTGGTTCTTTTATAGGATTTAATCAAATGGCAAAAAAAGGTGAAAAATAATGTTAACTGCATTAATCGGACCAGTTTCTAATCTTCTTGGCAAATTTATAGAAGATAAGGACATGAAAAATAAGTTGGCACATGAGGTGGCAACTATGGCAGAAAATCATGCTCAGGAACTTGCAAAAGGTCAGCTAGACATAAACAAAGCAGAAGCGACACATAAATCAATATTTGTGGCAGGCTGGAGACCATTTATTGGCTGGACTTGTGGAATTGCCCTATGTTGGCATTTTGTCCTAGCACCAGTTACAATTTTTATATGTGCATATTTATCTGTACAAATACCAGAATTGCCAACTTTTGATATGGGTTCACTTATGACTGTTTTGATGGGAATGCTGGGACTTGGCGGGCTTAGAACATATGAAAAGCAAAAAGGTTTAACAAAATGATGTGGTTTTGGTTGAGTTTAGCTAAATTTTTTAATAAGATTGGTAATTATTTCTACCATCGCCATGTAAGTTGTTTGAGAAAAAGACAAGGAAGATAGATGAACATTGATACATTAAAAGATGAATTGATTGCTGACGAAGGAGTAAAGTACGAAATATACTTAGACCATCTGGGGTATAAGACGTTTGGAATTGGTCATTTGTGCAGAGCAAAAGATCCAGAAAATGATATGGAAGTTGGAACTGAAGTGTCAAAAGAAAGAGTTGATGAATGTTTTGCAGAAGATATTGAAAAAGTTATAGATGATTGCACAATACTTTATGATGATTTTTATATACTACCAGAAGAAGCACAATTAAT